TACTTGTTGAAAGGTGGCAGATTACTTAACATTCTATAAACTGCTTTACACGTGTCAACTGTAATTAAGTTCATAGAATCAATATGGACGCGTGCCGGCTTTATCTATAATTAGAACTTGTTTACGTGGTTTATCTGCAAACTTATTAGGAATGGATATGTGTACCCATGAATCAAACTCTCGGATAAGTTGGTCATACTCAAGGTTTGTTTTAAGTATCTCTTTAACAATATTGTCAGGTGTTAAACCTGGTACTTTAATATCAGCAGCACAACCAATACAATGCTGACTTGTAGGTTTACTACCTATAGATTTATTTACTTCTTGAGATCTATAAGCAGAGTTAACCATTATAGGTCGGCCTAACACTCGACGAACTTCTTCAAGAAATCTAGCTAATCTTGTTAAGTTAGCTTTAACATCTGCATTAGGAGTGTTGTCTAAACCTAATCGTTCAGCAGTTTCACTGTGTGTTAATTCTTCTAAACTAAAGTTAGGTGTAAGTTTCATTTCTTTTTAATATAGAATAAGCTACGTTCACCAAACAAATAGAAACCAACAGCACTAGCAAAGTTATCTACTTCTACTGTAGCAATACCATTAAGATGCATATATGCCCAAGTAGCTAATACAATAAGACCAATCATAGGTCTCATTAATCTTGTAACAGCTTCTACCCAAGGATAGCTAGGTGTACCAGATCCTGCATCATTCATGACCTTAAAGAACTCTAGGTCAATCTGTTTCATCTGAGCATACTGCTCGATAGTTGCAGGTTTAAATTGATCTGGTGCTACAAACTTATTAATAAGGGACTTACCTAAGTCCATTACTACAGGAGCAAAAGCTGATAAGATTGTTATTGGATCCATTATTCAGTAGGTATTACTTCAACCCAAGATGTTGTTGCTTCATCCCATGTATAACGTTTGTCATCTGTAGGATATGGTGTTGGTGCTTCCCACTGTGCTGTTGTTTCATTTAATGTCCATGAAGCATAGGGTTGTGGTGGTATGAATGCATCTAGTGTTGCATCATACTTGTAACCAATACCTGCATAGTTCTTACGGATGTTACCATTGTAAGATGTTTGTTTCCAAGTGCCACCAAGTAAGTTAGTGCAGAATTCAATGCCAATAGCTTCGTTCTCTACACCGTCTTGATCGGCTGTGTCTTGGTTAGCAACTACGATGACTTGTGTTACTAGGTTTTCTTCGTTTAATTGTGCAAAATGTGCCATGTTTTCTCCTGTTATCTTGCGTTACTATTCTTAAAGGGGTTTTCTGCAAAGCAGGCATATATATAAGTTTGTCCTGAACTATTCCACGCAGCATTTGTATCTCTAAATTTAAATCCGTTAGACAATAAATCCAATGTGTTTAAGTTTGTATCTTCTGCATTTGATAACGCAGGGTATAATCTAGCAGTTGTTACATTATAAGTATTTCTTGAGCTATCAAACACAAACCAATTTTCTACGCCTGTAGATTTAAGTAATACATATTTTGGTCTAAATCCTGTAAATACAAAAGTTCCATCTGTAGAACCATTACCGACATAGCTTCCAAACTTACTAAACCCTGCTATTTCTGCCCAGCAATAGGCTACAAATGTTTGAGAAGATTGATTTACTGGATTATTTGTTCCAACACTAAATACTGATGATGTAGGAGCTGTATTATTCCAAGTAGTAGATGTTGCAGTAAAAGCAATTGTAGTATTTAATTGCAATACACCTGTAGCAGGACTAGCATTTGCTGACGCATGATAAACCATCCAATCACTAGAAGCTGCACTTCTGCATTTTACAATCACCATTTTAGGTGCAACACCTAAACCATGTCCTACTGTAGCATTAGCACCTGTTCCTGTGTAAGTCACAATACTAAACCCAGCAGTTGTGTTTACGGATACAGTACTCGTGATAGAACCACTCGTGTTAGATGATGTTGAACCTTGACCAGCTTGCCATTGCCAACCTACAAAATTATCACCTGTGCTATTAACATTATTATCATTTCCAACAGTAAAACCATTAGAATTAAATGCTGTAATATCTTGAGTAGTTGTGCTTTCAGCATTTGTTAAATTAGAAAATAGTCCTTTATTAGCTCCACGAACAGAGTCAAATAATTGATGATTACGACCAGCTAATGTTCTATTTTTAACCCATACAAAGTCAGGTTGAAATAATGCTGCATTGGTAATTAGTCTTCCACTTGTGCTACTTCCACTATAAACAGTTGCATCCATATACTTATTACCCTGTAATATGGTAGGGGTAGGTAGGTTAAATGTGTTTAGTGCTACAAAGCCTGATGGTGGTGTGTATGAGAATGGTCGTTGTCCAAAGTTAATGTCTAGTCCATTTGATTGTGCTTGTGAAACTGCTGCAAAGAAATCACCTGTAAGTGAACTAAATGCTACACCTTGGCTTGTATTGTTTTTATAGAAAGTAATAGACGCACTTCCAGCAGTAGACATATCTAATGCAACACCTATTACATCACCAGCAGTATAAGATGCACCATAAGCTACACCTGCACCTGAATTATTATATTTATTACCGCCCATATAATAACCATATCCATCTGCATCACCTGTATAACCAAGAATTGCACTTGGGAATGTAGATGTTGATGTAAATGGTCTATGAATACCTATCATAGTTCCGTTAGATGTAGTTCCTGAACAAGTTACTTCCCAATACCATTTACCTGAACCTGAAGTCATTACCATAGTTGTGCCTATTGCTGACCAACCGTTAGGACCAGAATTAGTTACATATAAATTACCTGCTGATATTGATCTTACTGCTGAACCTGAAATACTTGAAGGCGTTAATTGGTCATATACAGGGAAATTACCTACAGTCGCACTTGTATTAGTAGGAACATCTAGCATAGCATCATAGGTTGTGCCTGCTGTTAAGCTAATGTTGTTACAAGTCCAATTATTACCGTTAGGTGAACTATCGTAGCCTAATGTTGTGGTAGATGTTGTGTTACCAAATGTTAGGTAGAAACCGTTAGTGCCATACATACCTGTATATTTAATTGGTTTCCAATTACCGTATGCGTCATTGTTACCAAAGTAATATGGTTCTAGTGCTTGACCGTCAATGAAGTTAATGTCAGTCATGTAACCGTCAAATTGTTGGTCGCTATTCCAGCTTCTTCTACCTATTGTATGTAATGCTGTGCTGTTAAAATATGTATCTCCATTTAATGTTGGATATGCAGAACCTGCTTGAAATGAAGTTTGTTGATTGCCATTTACATATATCTTTAATCTATTTGCTTCTGTTGCTTGTGTTGTATCACAAGCCACTACTAAATGATACCAAGCAGCAGGGTCTCGTGGCATTAAATTTGTAATTAAATCAGAACCAGCAGCACCATTTATACGAAAGCTATAATTAGTTCCATCATTAAGATAAATTGCAGTTTGTCCTTGTGCGCCAAATAATGTTCCCATATTTACAGAAATAGTGCCTAGTTTTATCCAAGCAGACCATGTCCATGTTTTTCTATTAGATGCAACACTTGGTGTTCTATTTAAGTATGCAGAGTTACTTCCTCTAAACCTTAAAGAATTGTTTAGGTTATTAGTAAGTGGTGTTAAAGCACCTGTAGCTGTAAATGTGTGGATAGTATTACCACCTGATGATGTAACTAGACCACCGTTAAATACTTGTGAACCAGCGTATGAGATGATAACTGTTCCACTACCGCCTGCACCACCATTATAATTGCCTGTTGCAACATAACCTGCACCGCCACCACCACCACCTAAATTGGTTGTACCAGAAACTGCTGGAGTTGTGCTACTACCTGTTTGACCTTGACCTCCGCCACCTGCTCCACCTACACCACCAGTATTAGTTCCGTAACCACCACCTCCACCACCACCTGCATAAGTTACAGAAGAACCTGAAATGCTAGATGCAGTACCTGCACCACCAACACCTGGAACTTGTAATACAGCACTTGTACCTGCAGCAGACGCTCCTCCGCCACCACCACCAGCATTTACACCTGCACCACCAGCATTACCTTGTCCTGAAGTTCCTGAACCACCTGTTTTGGGTGCAGTTTCGCCTTGACCACCACCGCCTGAACCGCCTGATGCACCTGAACCACTTGAACCAGCTCCACCACCACCGCCTGTTGCAGTTAAAGTAGTTAATCCTGTTCCTGATATTACTGAGTCGCTACCATTAGGAGCTGCACCAGCACTAGAACCTCCAGCGCCACCAGCACCCACAGTAACTACATAGGTTGCACCTGAATAAAGTGTAGTAGATGATGTTAAAAGACCACCAGCACCTCCACCTCCCGCTGCTCCTTGACCACCATATTGTCTACCGCCACCACCACCACCAGCTACGACTAAATAACTAGCTGTTACAGGTGTAAGAGGGCTTAATGTGCCTGAAGATGTGAATGTGTGTATTTGGTTACCACCTGAAGTAGTAAGAGTTCCACCTACGAATTTAGGTGTAGCAGATGCGTAAGATATGATGACTATGCCTGAACCGCCTTGTCCACCTATGCCTGATGTAGCTCCACATCCTCCACCGCCACCGCCTGTATTAGTTGTTCCTGGAGTTCCATTTGACCCTGGTGATCCACCAGCACCCCCGCCTCCTGTGCCACCAGCTCCTGCAGTTCCTCCATATAGTTGATTAGCGCCACCTCCTCCACCACCTGCATAGGTCACACTTGAACCTGAAATGCTAGATGATAAGCCGTTACCGCCTGCACCTGAAGTAGTAGATGTACTATTAGCACCCACAGCACCTGCGCCACCACCACCAGCTGACGGATAAGGTGAAGCTGCATAAATGTTAGAACCACCATTATTACCTTGACCTGCTGTAGCAGTTCCTCCTGATGTTGTTGCATTACTACCAGCACCACCACCTGAACCTCCGTTACCACCATTGCCACCAATTACAGCTCCATAACCACCGCCAGTAGATGTGATAGTAGATAATCCTGTGCCAGATATTACAGAGTTATTTCCTTGTGTTCCATTAGCACCAGATGTAGAAGCTCCTCCTGCACCTACTGTAATAGAATATGTATTAAGAGTAGATAAAGAAGTTGTTGATGCAAGCATACCACCTGCACCGCCACCACCAGCAGACCATGAGCCACCACCTGACCCACCACCAGCTACAACGAGATAAGATGCAGATATGTTTGTACTACGAGCAGATAGAATACCATATGCTCTGGCTGCTTGAACTGCTAGGCGTGACAATAATGACATTAACTAATTCCTATTTGAATTGTGTTTGTGCTGCAAATACTGTAAATGCTGCTGAACCTGTTTTAACAATGGTATATGAGTAAGCATCTATACCTGAAGCATTACCACTTGTCCATGCTGTGCCACCTTGATATTTAGGTGTAACTGAAGTACCGTCAATAGTGATTGCATTGTTATAGTAAGCTGTTGCACCTTGTGACACTAGGAATACTAATGTAATAGCTTGACCTGTTGACATAAGAGTATCTAAAGATGTACCGCTTGAAGCTCTAAAGTTTACTGTCCAGTTAGCACTTGCGTTTGTTGTATAGTATAGCACAGACTGTGAAGTTGCATCATAGTTGATAGTACCTGTAGCTGCTGTAGCTGATACTGTTGCGACTTCTGCTGCATCTTGGAATACTGCAGCGATAGCTGTTGTTGAACCTGTAAATGTTTGAGTACCTGTAAATGTATTATTTGCACTTGTAACAGGAATATTTGCACCTGCTAATGTAGAAGCACCAGTACCACCAGAACCTACTGCAATTGGTGTACTAAATGTTTGAGCTAATGCAAAGGTATTAGTAGAATCTAATTGAGGAAAGTTTTGTAAATCAATAGCAGTTAAACGAAGTTCAACTTTATCACCTGCACTAAATGCTGATGCAGTTGTATTATCTTGAGCTCTTACAATTGTGAATGTATCTGTTGATCTAGCAGTTACTTTAACAATTTCAATTGTAGTACCTGCAGTATTAGAAAGAGTACAGTAAAAATATGCTGATCCAGCTAAAGTAGGAAATAAAGCTCCTTGCCCTGCTGTTACTGTTAATGAAGTAGCACCTACTAGAATACTAGAAGCTAGTGTGGTTGCTGCATTATTGGTAAATAAATTTAATCCTGCCATAATATTATCCTAAAGTAATAGTGTTTAAAGCTGAGCCATTAATAGCTGTGGTTGATTTAAGTGGATTTGGTGATACTAAGGTACTAAGAGTTACTGTCTCGGTTACTGGAATAAGTACTGCTGGGAATGTAAATGCAAAGGTTATAAACTGATCAGGAGGCTCTGGTCGTAACCAAGGAGCTATCTGAGTATCAGGAACACCTCTTACAAAGTCTTGTGGTTGACGGATCTCCCAGTCATCATCACAACACATTAAACCATCCCAACGTTCGCTTAATGCACTAGCTTTGTACTTACGACCACAGACATCACAGTCTGCTATCCAGTCTCCTTTGTCATATCTAGAGGTATAACTCAAGAGATTCTCCTAAACGTTAAGAGGAGCTAATACTGGAAGGTCTGCTACAATAGTATATACATTAGTTAAAGATGTAGTAGCTGTCATTTCAAGACGGTAAATAACACCATCTAAACCACCTGTAATTCTTTGAGCTACCTGTTGCCCACTAATAGTAGGACTACCTACTTTAATAGAATTAGGGCTAGAATCAGTGCCTGATACAACTTCAACTGTACAAGTAGCAGAACTTATAGTCTCACTTGAAGCCATTATAGGTGAGAAGTCAAACGTAAACTGTTCATTTTCTGTAGTTATTTTGTACGAAAAAGCAGCACTCATACACGAGTATCCTTATCAATAAATATTGTTCTGAATTTGATTACAGTAACTTCTCTAATTTTATCAGCAGCATAGATAAGTCTATCTACTGGGTAGTTAATAAAAGATACTGCATTAGCAAGTAAACTTGCAATTGCTGTAGAAGTAGCATTAATATATTTATTAATAAGCTTACTTAATATAATAACACAATTTACAGAAATTGTCAAGGTTTTTGGTATAGTATTTTGTAATATAGCAGTTACACTTGAAACTACAGATAAAAGTCTATAATAGAACCTACCTGATAATAAAATAACTGTTGAACTAACTGAAGCTGTAATATCTTTTAAAAAGCTCTTTATAAAAGAAATAGAGGCTATTACAGAAGATGTTACTAAAGGTATAATTTTATCTATACTTTTAGTAAGACTAACTGAAGATGATGAATAAGCTAATAAAGTAATTAACCTATTAGTAGCTGTAAGTATAGTAGCAGTTACTACTTGTATATCAGTAATAAATTTACTAATAAGTTTAGATAAAGTAGTTGTAACTGTACTTATAACAGTTTTTGTAGTACTTATAGCTTTAGTAATAGCTGAGGTTGAAGTAGATACTACAGATAGTAATCTACCATAAGCAAACGCTGCTACTATTGTTACTACGTTAGCTAAACTAGTTAATAATGTTTTATTAAACTGTTTAGTAATACTTGCATTTAAATAAGTATCTTGAGTGGAAGCACTATTAATAGGATTTGCATTTAAGAAAAAACTATTAATAGCCCCACTAACATAACTATAAACTTGATTGACGTAAATGTACGCAACGAGAATTACATTTCGTTGTACTGGCCCACCATTTACGACCTCTTCGTTAACTGCCCTTTGATTAAGAGCCATATCATATTAACTAAATTGAGTTTTAAAAGTGAACTGAATGCTGTCACCTGATGTTAAACCAATACCTGTAAAGTCACCTTTAACAAATAAGTTACCAGATGTATTAGCATCAAACAAACCTGCATTAGTAATAGTTACAGTACCTGAAGCAGTTAATGTACCAATAACTTGATATGTGTCATTAGTTGTAGATGTTGTTTGTTGTGTTGCTGTACCAGTTGTACGTGAACCTGTTTCTGAAAACAAAGTAGTATCAGTAGCAGCAGTAGTACCAGCACCTGTACCCCAAGCAACATACTTAGGTTGTGTAGCAGCACCACCAGCAAGGTAATTTGTTACAATTGCCTTACCAGTATTGACTAATAATGTAGCCATTTTTTAATTCTCCATAATAATCGTTTAAGTGGATTCTTGTGCCAATATTGAATTGTTCCAAGTTCTTCAATAGAACCATCTGCCCGAACAATACGAGCAGATATTTCCATTTGTTTTACTTTAGCTTCAGAAGTGATCATGATAAGTTCTTTAGTTTATAAATAGTACTTAAATATAAAGCAAGGATTGAATCAATGATATTTTGAATAGCTGATCTAGAAGAAGCAGAGTGACGTAATTTCTCAATCATGTTTACTTGCTTAACTAAAAAGTCATCAATAGGCTCTGTTGGTGTAGTAGCAAACAAAGGGATGTCTGCCATAATGCCTTCATCCCCTTGATAAGCTTCTGCAAGATCATCGGCTAGTTCAATAACTTCTTCATAAAAATTACCAAGAGCTTTATGCGCTGCATAACTTTTAGTTTTTAAATGTTCCTTGTGGGTAACATTACGTGCATGGAACAATAATCCTATGATCTCTTCCATATTAACTCCATTGCTTAATACATTCAATTAGTAAACTGAATGATAATGAGCCTGATGAATAACCGTCTGTATCATATAAAACTTTGCCATTTACACCTGCACCAGCATTGTTTTGTAAGAAACCTACTTGTTCTCCCATTACAAATCCCCTACCTACAAATCTCCAGATAGGTACATCTGCTGTAGCATCCCAATAAAGGTTAACAGCTAAGCCATCTTCTACGTCATAAGTTACTTTTTTAATTGCTACTTTAGTAGGTTTTTGTGAGTTTAGACCTGTAGAATTAACTGAAGCAAGAAGTGCTGGGTCAATTAAGGTTGCTAAACTTACGTTACTTGTATCTAAAAGTCCTACTAACTTAACAACTAAATTACGTTCACTATCAACTAACGTTTGAATCTGAACTGAATTAGCCATGTTATTCTCCTATTATCTTGTAATTTCAGTAGATGCTAGGATGTAATCAACAGTTAATGTATCTGTAGCTGTAGGAGTAATTTGCATTACTGGGCCTAAAGCAACACTAGTTAAAGTTGTACCTGAAGTACCAATTGTTGGTGCTGCTACTCTAGCTACAAGTAGATTATTATTATAAACATAAAGATCTACACCATCAAAATAAAAACCTAGTTCAAGGTATGTATCAGCTACTGCTGTTGCAACACCTGTTACTAATGTAGTTGCTGTTGAGCCTACTGTAGAAACTAAGTTAACTGATGTTGATGAAGCAGCTTTAGCAAACCATAAACCGTTTGTTGTAGCAGAACCATTTCTTAAACCTACATAGAATGCTTTTGCACCTGATACTGCTGAAGCTTTAATTCTTGTTGAGAACCATACAGCATTACCTGCAACAAAAGCAACATTAGATGCTGTTTTGTAAGCAGCTGATGCTGTTGTTGTACCACCTGGTGTTAGAACTGCAATACCACCATTACCATCTGTTAAAGCAAATGTTGAAGAAGTACCTGTTACAGTATACTCTGCAACTGTTTCTGTAAAATCATTTGCATACTGAGCAACACCTGTTAAACGTGAACCACTTGAAGTAAATGGACTTGGTAATGGATAATCACCCATTAAATACTGTGCATCATTTGTAGATACACCATTTGAAAATCTTGTTGGATTTGACATATAAATCTCCTTTGACGTTGTATGTTATAACAACGCTTATCTCTAAGCGTCATCAGAGAACAATAAATTATTTACCCTTTTTGACAGGTGGGCGTTTACCTTTTTTTTCTTGAATTGGGTATGACATATAAACTCCTTAGATAAAGATTGGAGGAGCATTTTAAGCCCCTCCCGCCTTTAATTAAGTCCTAATTAAGGACCGTTAACACCATAGATTGCTCTAGGATCTGTCCAACCAAAGCTATATCTTTCGTAACCCTTAGCCTTAGCATTCATTGTATCAAAATCATTGTCTTGATCAAATTGAATACCAACGCGGCTATAGTACTTAAGACCGTTTTGGATGTTAGTTCTAACAAACCATGCATTTGGTGATGTTAAGTAGTGGTTCATTACGATACCTTCTGGTAAAGCATTTGTCGCTACTAAAACGTTCACTGCATTGTTTGCTGTTGATGGTGTATATGCTGACTTAAGAATACGATGAGCATTCCAGAAGTTTTGACGAGCAACGATTAAGCTTCTTGGCATAACATTGATCAAAAGACCACGGTCATTTTGGAAACCCATGATTGCTGTTAAAGCATCTTCTAAAGAAGCTTCTGACAAATCAGCAGCAACTGTAGGAGCGTTAGCAAATGTACCACCAGATGTGTTAGGGTGTGCTGTAGAACATAATTCAACACCGTCACCACCTTTGTATGTAGAATTAAATGCACGGTTGTAGATGTTAGCACCAACGTTTTCTTTCGTTTGACGGAAAGACATTGCTAATGCAGCAGATCTACGACGTGATACTTGTTCATACAAGTTGTCATCTAATTCTTCTTTTGTTACGATATAACCCAAAGCGTAAGCAATGTGTGTATAACGTGTTGTGAAACCTTGAATTTCTGAATCGTATGCAACGCCAGAACCTTCGGATTTAACTGGAGCTAAACCGAAACCTGTAAGTTGAACATCTTCTTCATAGTTCATTGAGGATGTGTCACTGTCAAACAATTGAGAATATTCTTCTTTATGTTCGTCATAGACTTGACCCCACCATGCTTTGATCCCTGGCCATAGAGCCTTTGGATGTGAAGCGGTTGTTATAATACCAGCCATGTTATATTCTCCTTATTAAGCCGTGCCAACTGGGTTGAGGAATTGATGCTTGTTCCATTTTACCAAAGCTTGAGCATAGGCACCAGGTTCATTATTAACTGCTTGAACTAGGCCAATGATTTGTAATGGTAAAGCTAATGAGCCAGAAGACGCAATAGCTAAGAATGAAGAAGCATTCAATACTGTGTTTGATAGCGGAGCTGATTGAGCAAGAGTTGTTTGGTTAGCTGTAATAGTTAAACCAGCATTCTTGAATACGTCAGCAGCAGCTACACCTGTAGCATCACCTGTTACTTGGAAAATAACTGCTGGATCATCCACTACGTAAACGTAGCGAGTGCCAGAATTAAGAGGCAAGTAGATTGTATTAAGAGCCAATGTAGTACCTACAAGAGATACACCTGGATCTGATACGCGGATACCTACGATAACACCAACTGGTGTATCAGTAGTAAGCGCTTTTGTTGCGTAAGGGACACCATTTGCATCGCTAGAACCTGCAACTTTAACAACGTCGCCAATAGCGTAAGTGTTAGTACCGTCGTTAGCGATAGCATAAAGGCGACCCTGTTCGTTGTACGCAGCACCAGTAATTGTTCCTACTGGGCTAAGTCCACGAGGGGTATTTGCGTTAGCCATTTTTATTTCCTTTTAGAAATTAAGTTTATGTTTTGTAGTTAATACCACCCTTAGGAGTATAAAAACCATCAGAACTTGTACCGTCCTTAACGTTTACACCACCACGGATTGCATCGTCTACGCGATCATTTCGTTTTTGTAACTCTCTTTGATCTTCTTCCCACCATTCTTGTTTCATTTTTAACAAGTAGCCGTAAAGACCATCACCTTTCTCACTTGTACCGACGAGGTATCTTACCTTTTCTCCTAAATCTGTATTACCAGATGTAACACTATCCTTTACTCCGCCAACTTCGTCAGGAGTTACAAACTCCCATCCTCCATCTATTGCGGTTTGGATACGACCAGGTTCATCATTAAAGATGTGTAGTACATATCCAGGGATTTGATGATTAACAGTTAACTTAGCTTGAGTGCCATTAAAAACATTTCTAACACGTTCACGTGTAGGGCGTTCTGTAGTAGTTCTAGTAAGTGCCTGTTCTTTTTTCTCTTCAATTGTTAATGCTTTTGCCATAATTGTTCTCCTTAATTCCAGTCGTAACTATCTACGTATTCTTGTTTAGATTTAATCCATCCATTTTTAATGAATCGATCACATGCTTGTTTTGCGTCATCAGGTAAGTTATCATAAGACTTTTTACCAGATGATGCACCTCCTCTAACACTACCAGTAGAATCTACTGCGCTGCCTTTGGCTTTATTGCCTAAAGCTTTGTGAGGAAAATACTCCACAATCTTTTCGTCAAGCTTATCTAAAAAAGCACGACCAGTAAGGTGAGGGAATTGCTTACGTACGGATGCTCCTAGTCCATTAGCCATATCAGTCATTTCAGTATCTTGACCAAACCACTGATTTCTGCCTAACCAACTTTGTAAATCTGGATCATCAGGTACACTTGCTTGAGCTTCAGTTTTAGGTGTTGGTTCTGGCTTTTTAGCCGCTTCCGCTTTAGCCTCTTTCTGAGCTTCTTTTAATGAATCGATTTGGTCGTCAATATCAACTACCGTATCGCCATCCCCTGCTGCAATTGCTTCCCGTTTTTTAGTCTTTAACTGAGCTATTTGAACTTCATACTCAGCTGACTTACGTTCAAAAGATTCTTTTTGGAACTTCTTAAACTCTTCAACGGATTCTTTAATGCTGTCAATTTCTTTGGCTTTTTCATCCAATTTTTTCATTAAGAGTTCATTGTTCTTACGAAGAATAGGATTAATTTCTTTACCACGTTTTACAAATACTTCTGCATCTACCCAATCAGACTCTGATCCTCTAAACTCTTCTTTAGGAACCCAACCAAATAAACGGGCTTCTTTTTCAGTTTGTGGATCTATCTGTTGAACTTCTTGCTGCGTACTTGCTTCTTGTTGCTCTACTTGTTTTTCTTCTGACATTTATTTTCCTTTAATCGACTATTGCTACAACATCTAAATCGTTTATGATTCGGTATTCTTTTTCGTCAGCTCCATCATAGATTAAGCCTGAGTACTTACCAAAGATTACATGGTCACCTTCTTTTGCCCAAGGGCTTGGTTGGTCTAACCATGCACTATCGCCAACTTCAACAATAGTACCTTTTAGCTGTGCTAGTCTTTCCCTATCTCTGTTTTCACCGACTGACAAAATAATACCGCTTTGTGTTACTTCTTCCACTGGATCTGGGAGTATTAAAACTCTGTGACCCTTTGGGTGAATTCCACTAGTATTTTGCATCTTCTCTTGCTCCTTCTACTAAATCCTCATAAGTTACACTAAGGATATTTAATATTGCATTACATCTACCTCTTATTTCATTCTCATCAGAACTCAAACCTCTGATAAGTTGCTCTTTCATGTATTCCCTATCGTTATGTAGGGCTTTCTTCAGAGCCTTGGTTACTGGGTTGTCCACCCATTCCAAGAATTCCTGTTGCGTTATTGTCATACTCTACTGCTCCCTCGGTTGCTTTCATCATTAACTCAATAGACTTCATGATACCTTCTTGATGAGCTTTAGCAGCACCTAACTTAGTTTGTAGCATAGCGATGTCATGACCTGCTTTAACACCTCCAGCTTCTTCTAGAGCTTTGGCTGCGTCAGCTTCCATCTTAAGAATCTTAGCCTTGTTTAGTTCAGCCTCTTGTTGTAACTTCATGACACCAAGTTTAAACTTAGTTTCAAGTGAAAGTTTACGTTCTTGGGCTTTAATTTGCTCAACTTGAACCTTAACATCTGGACCGCTTTGGATAGCGTTAGGACCTTGAGGATCAGGTAAAACATCTTCAATGTTAGGTATCTTGAGTGCTTCAAGATATCTACGCATAACTTTATATGTATTAAATCCTGGTACTGTAAGAGCTGTTTGTTTTAATGTCTCAGCTTGCATAATACGTTGTACGTCAGATACAATATGTGGATCAGCAGATGGTCTTAGATCAATAGATGAACCATCATAGTCTGTTTGTAAAACTGCATTACCACCAAATTTAAATTCTTCAGGTAAGTAAAGTTGATTTAAACGGTATACTTTACGTAACTCTTCATTAAGAGATCTGTAAATACGTTTAAAGATACCTGCAAATACTTTCATACCTTGTTCTGCCATAGTACGTGATGTTTCTGCAGGAGTATTTTGACCTACATTTTCACCTACCATAATGTCTGTAGAGCCTACAATTCTTTCACCATAGTTAACAAGTGTTGTTAATAATGTGTAAAGAACTTGTGAAGGTTCACGAACAGGTAATGGGTAAATACCTTTAGCTAAATCTTCACCAGTTGAATCAACATGCTTCCACTCCATAGGAGCAAAATTATAATTGCCTCCCCTAATTTTAATTCCCCTTGAGAGGAATCCGCCAGCAGTGTTAGCCATAGTGCCAGCATCAACAAGTTGGTTAATAATTGTATTGATAGATTCATTAAGAGGTCCTAATAGAATACCAAATCCAATATCATAGAAACCACCATCTGGTGATGGAATAAATGAATATTTAGTAAAGTATGACTCAGGTCTGATATTTATGATCTCACCTTTGCCATTACGTTTAATAGATGTTTCAAAGTAGTTTGCAACAATACGAACTACTTTACGAGTATCTTTATGTACTGTAATGATGTATGGCTCTTTAAAACCATCACCATCTAAATCTTCCCAACGATGTTGTTCAATAAACTCAAAAGGTGTACCAGGATCTGATTGAGGCTGGTTAACTCCA